TTTTAGCCACGCTATGCAGCCACATTTCTTGCATTGTTTAATTGAAGGTCTGAACCACTCACATGACTTGCAAATTCCATAGCGTCTATCTGGCGTCATGCCACACTTCCTAAAAATGAACCTGTTTGTGTAAGTGTGATAAAACTATAGCCACGAACAGATTTGCCAGATGCACCACCACTAGAACCACCTGAGCCGCCTGTGTAATTGCCGCTTACACCTGTGCTTCCTGTGCTACCTGAGTTTCCGTAAGTGCCGCCAACCCCACCCTGACCGCCTTGTCCAGCATTAGTACCACCGCCAGAGCCACCAGAGCCGCTTGCGTTTCCACTCACATAGCCTTGACCTTTGCCGCCAACCCCGCCAGCACCACCGCTTGTATAGCTTGTAACAGAATAGCCTAATTGATATTTAGAGTTGTACACCATCGAGCCTACATAATATCCGTAGCCATTCGGGCAAACTGAGCCATACGCATTGCTGTGCGAAACGTGGGAGCCACGGTAATATCCACCAACCAAAGGACGACAACCAAACGCATAAACAGCCATGTAAGTTACATGATTTTGAAATGTGTAAGTTACCGCTGAATAAGATCCCTGACCGCCAGTGCCGCCAGTGCCGCCACCTCCACCACCAGCCCTAATTATGCCGCTATTTATTAGCGTACAGGCTACAGCAGTTTCAAAAGCATCACCGCCAGCCTGGCCAGCTGCACCACCAGCACCACTGAGAGTGCCATTGTTTGTAACTGTAATAGCGCCAACACCGCCTGACGGTAATTCTAATGCTTCTTCTGACGTGCTTGTTGCACCTAGTTCGACACCAGAGTTAATTACAATCTCTTTAGGATAGTTAACTGCATAGTCATCACCAAACAGCGCAGATGCATTTTGATTGGTTGCGACTGATGTATAAGTAAATCTAAAACCTTTAGCCTGACTTCTAAAGTTTGCAATGTTTATTGTGCCGCTAGTAGGAACAGACGCAGCAAGATTTACACCATTATTGTTACTAGCTTTTGTTCTAATGTTTGAACCACCACGGTATAAATCTGAATAAGATATAGCAGCAGAGCCACCTACAAACTCAGTCCGTAAGTCAGAAAAGCTAACTGCGCCGCTCGATGGTATAGCCATTAGATTGTTCCAAATGCAGTTACATCATCAACAGTTACAATTTCACCGTCATCTGCAAATTTTATCTTTGCAGTGCCGTTGTATTTGAAGAGCAAATTGTTACCGTCTAATTCTATGGTCCATTTACTTGTGCCAAACTGAATTGCCTGATTATTGGTGTCCAATGTGCCGCCCAACTGGGGAGAAGTGTCGTTTACAAGGTCTGATGGAGGCACTGTTATTGTCGTAGGCTCAAAATCACCGCTGGTACTGTTATAAGCGAGAACCTGGCCGTTCGTTACGCCAGAAGAGGAAACATCTGATAAGTTATTTGTCGAAAGAGTCTGAATAACAAATGTTCCATAACCAACAATAGATACTGTATCATTTGTTTGTGCAGCACTTAGTAGCTCTACGCTCGTCCCATTTGTTGCGGTAAAATCTGCTGGTTGCAGCTTAACACCATTAAGATATACATCTACAAACCCAGCATCATATGTTGCCGGAAAAATTGTGGTCGAGCCTGTGTAACCGCCCTGTGACGTGCCGACAATGTAATCCTTGCGCTCTGATGTACCATTTACAGATGAGCCAGCATTTACAAAGCCAGTAGACGCTTTCACCTTCATTACGTCAGCAGCCGTGTCAAACCACAAATCACCGAGCGTAGTCGGGCTAGGTTCTGTTGCGCTTATATAATAGGTTTCCCCAAAACTTTGCACTGAACTTAGGTTTGTGCTGACGTTGTTAATCGCGTTCAGAGCGCCTGCTACGTTATTTATGTTAGTAATGGCGCCGCCCACAGAACCTATGGTGTTTGAGCCAGACAAGTCGGTGGCAACAGTTCCTATAGTGTTCGAGCCACCAATGTCAGCTGCGACCGTGCCTATGTCTGCTGCATCGCCAGCAACAGAAGTTATGTTTGCTAAGTTTGTTGCGTTAGCAACTGTGTTAACGCTTGTTATGTTCGATGCAACCAAAGACAGGTTGCTGTTTACAACGGTAATGCTGTTCCCCATCGCATTTCCGTGAACTGAACAACTATACACCAGCGACCCTGGCGCATTTGATGCAACATCGATTGTAACAGTTGCGTTAGATTGCCCCGCCACGCCAGAAACGGTTACACCCGTGGTATAGCTGTTTCCGCTACTATCCTTAAAAATTAAGGGGTGGTTAGCGTTTGTATTATCGGACTGGTTGAAAATATAAGTGTTGCCCCTGTCCAAAGTCAGTGTGGGGTTTGCAACGCCGTCAATATAAAACACATTGACGCCGCCACTTTGCGCAACAGTTACTGTGTATGTTGTGCTCACACCAATAGCGTTTGCCAAACTGGTTATGTCAGAAGTGATGGCTGCTAGACTCTGTATTTCAGTGTCTCGGGCCGCAACTGTGCCTATATCAGTATCTCTTAAGGCAACCGTTCCTATATCGGTGTCTCGGTTAGCTAATGTACCTATATCGGTGTCTCGGTTAGCTACCGTGCCTATATCGGTATCTCGGTCTGCCACAATCCCTATATCGGCATCTCGCGAAGCTACTGTACCTATATCGGTATCTCGGTTAGCTATTGTGCCAATATTGTTTGTGGGGCTGATCTGCCCAGCAACCGTATTTACCGTGGATATGTTTGTCGCAACCGTGCCAACATTTGCATCTGTTGCGTAATATTTTGCAGAATATTCGCCGCTATTTCCTACGGTTCCGCTAGTTTTTGTGGCCCAATCCTTTGCAGATCCAGTGCCTGTATCAACGCCAGTGCCGCCTATCGCGTAAGCCTTAGACGAATACTCGCTGCTGCTGTCAACATCGCCGTTAACTTTGCTGGCCCAGTCTTGCGCCGTATCCCTAAACGCCTGTGCATTTGACGATGCAGACTCAGCCGCTGTCTTGGCAGCTGCCACAACAACAGAGGTTCCCCAAATAATAACATTCTCGTTACCAACAACTGACGGAGAGGACGGTGCGGTTACAAAAGTAATTGTTGTGCCAGATAAAGTGTAATCGTCGCCGGGGTTTCGCAAAGCGCCATTTACAAAAACCAAAGCATCTGTATTGCCAGTGTAGGCATAAGAAAGCGTAAAGGCAGTCGTGTTGCCATCACCCTCAAACTTGTCGACCGCTGAAGCAGTATTCGCAATAGCAGCATTAGCTATCAATAACCATTTAGATGCACTTAAATCTGTTTGGAAAGCGTTGGAAGACGTATGTGCAGAGGTCGCATAATAAGTGGCGTTGTTAAAATTAACAATGTCACCAACAGCAAAAGCAGTGCCAGATGCCCAATCGCCCCTAGGATTGAAGCTGCCAGAAGAAATTAAAGCAAGAGCATCAACATCAAAGGCGTCTTTGTGGACAGACTGGTTTCTGATCTTGCCGTCATCGCGCTGAATAATGCCAATATTCGTGTTTAAATCATCGAGCGTAAGCTTAACAGCATTTAATTCATTATCGACTTGTTGCCCTGGTAATGGTGAAGCCGGGCTTGTTGTAGCAAAGTCGTTGAAATTATGCTGCCTCGAATAGTCACGGGGTTGCGCCATCTATCACATCCTCTTCCGTTTCGCCTATATGAACAAAAACTGGCGTGTGCCTGCCGACGTAAGCGCCAGCAACATTGAAATCCATGTACTCAACCGAGTCCAAGTAAGTAAAACCCTGGTCACGCTGCAAAACCTCGATACATTTTTCGTAGTCATAGGCATAAACATGCTCGCCATGCACCTGACACATTCCAATAATCGCATCATCAAAGCCGTCTGCTTTCAGCAAATCACGCATACCCCATAGATTTGGCCATAGTTTTCTTGCGATTTGGCTTTTTGCGTAACGCAACAAAGTCTGCGCCCGTAATTTTATCTCGAGGCTCCGCAACTCTGGCTATCTTCATCTGCTTCTGCGAAAGGCTTTTATGCTTCTTGCCCTTGTCCATCACGCATACCCCATAGATTTGGCCATACCGCGTTTGCGCTTGGCCTTGTTCTTTTTGCTGTTAGGAAACCCCGCCTGCATGTTTGAATAGGCTTTGTCAGAAATCGTGGATTTAGATTTTGGTCGGCTAGTGCCTGCCCGTTTTCTTTTGTTGATGTTTTCATAGAGGCTCATGCTAAGTTACATCGCCAGCGCTTTAACGCTGCGCCTTTCCTGGTTAACTTGCCGTCCTTGCTCGTCGGCCCCTTCATCCCGGACATCCGAGCGCAGAACGACTTTTTACGGGCTTTCGCCTTACCTTTAGGATTCTTTTGCGTTACTGGCGCTTTGAGATTTGAGCCAGTAGCCGCATTGTACTTGCGCCTACCTTTAGCTGTTAACCCAGCGCCTTGGCTGACTGGCAGCTTCTCACCCCTTCCAACACTTAGAGATACCACTTTAACCGCCAAAGAAATCCATGTGTTGACTAAATAGTACAGCAATAATCGACAACTATCAACACACCTCAAAGATTGAGTTTTGC